CTTTGGCCAAGAAGCTAAAGATAATGTATTTAAAGGAATAGAAAAACTCACAAAAGCTGTTAGCTCCACACTTGGGGCTAGCGGCCAATGTGTTATTCTAGAAGATGATCAGGGTAAACCTGTCATCACAAAAGACGGTGTAACTGTAGCAAACGCTATAACACTGTTAGACCCAGTAGAAAATATGGGTGCAACGCTTTTAAAAGAAGCTGCTAGAAAAACTGTGCAAGAAGCTGGCGATGGAACAACAACGGCTACAGTACTAGCGCACTCTATTTTAACTGAAGCTTATAAAAACATAGATAAAGATAACACCCGCAATATTAAAGAAGGTATAAATAAAGCCGTTGTTAATGTTGTTAAATACTTAGAAGATAAAGCTATACCGGTTGAAGGTACCATGCTTGATGATGTTGCTACTATTAGTTGTAACAACGATAAAGAACTAGGTAAAATAATTGGGGAAGCGTTTAAAGCTGCTGGTGAAAACGGAGTTGTTGTTATGGAGCCAACAACCGAAGATACTACAGAGCTTGAGTTAGTTGATGGTGTTCAGTATGAAAAAGGATTGACTAACTCACATTTTGTAACAAGCAAAGACAAGAGAATAGCTGAGCTTGATAATCCATTAATATTGCTACTAGAATCACCTGTAGAGTCTGTACGTAAAATACAATCGGTGTTAGAGTATGTAATTAAAAATAAAAAACCTTTGCTTGTAGTAGGTGATTTAGAAACTGAAGTGTTAGCAACGCTAGCAATGAATAAAGTAAAAGGTAATATAAAGATTAATGTAGTCAATGCGCCTACATACGGTATAAATAAAAAAGATACACTTTCTGATTTAGCTTTACTTACTGGCGCTACTGTTGTTAATGAAGATCTTGGTGATGACTTAGATGTTATTAATCCAGATTTTTTAGGTACGTGTTGGAAAAGCATTACTAATGATACAGAAACTATATTACAAGTAGATACATCTACTGATGAAATAAAAGAATTAATTAGTTCAGTAAAAGATTTAATAGCTAAAGCTAAAGCACCCGGTGAAGTTATACGTCTTGAAAAACGTTTGGCTAGACTTTCAGGTAAAGTGTCGGTTGTAAAAGTTGGAGCAAATTCAGAGATTGAATTAAAAGAAAAATCGGATAGGGTCGAAGATGCTATCTGTGCTACTAAAGCCGCGGTAAAAGAAGGTATAGTGTCAGGAGGTGGTATAGCTTTACTCGATGCATCTAATAAAACCAAAGCCAAGAGCGTTGGTGAAAAGATTCTTCTTGAAGCTATTAAAGCACCGTTTAAAACTATACTAGATAATGCTGGACTGGAAGAGGTTGGTACGCCCGAAGAAGGTATGGGTGTTAATGTAATTACAGGCGATATTGTGAATATGATTGATAAAGGTATTATTGATCCTTTGCTTGTAACTAAAAGCGCACTCAAACACGCGGCTTCAGTGGCTACCACTATATTATCTACAGATTGTGTAATCAATAATTTAAGAGTTGGAGATGAAAGCAATAGGTAGAAATATAATTATAAAAAAGAAAAAAGAAGATACCGTCAAAAAAACAGACGGTGGTCTTATGTTGACTAGCACGCAGCGAGTTGATATACGTTACAAAGAAGCAACTGTACTTCATTGTGGTGATGATGTTAAAGGTATAGAAGAGGGTAAAACTATATTCTATGATAAAAATGCAAGTCATCGCCTTGAAGTTGGTAAAGAAGTTTTCCATGTTATACGTGATATTGATGTAGTTGTTATACTATGAAGTTAGACGCTAGTGACATTAGGGATTTAAATCTTCTTAAACACTATCGTATAATACGTAAGTGGGCTTGCAAAAACAACGATCTTAACGACGCAGAGCTAGAGTTATTAATATACTTAGACTGCATGGATATGTTTACGCGTAAAGATTTTGAAGATGGTACATATTCTTTTAGTTGGGACAATAGGCGTTGGAACAAGCTTTTACAAAACGACTGGATTACACTTTGGAGAAAGTATAATAGGACTACACAAAAGTATAATATATATAAAGTATCATTTAAAGGTAAACAGTTAATATCACGCATGTATAGAATTATGCTAGGTGAAGAAGATATACCTACTAGCACCAGACGTAATAGCATAATGAAAGGCAAGACTTATAGTGACAAAGTTTTGTCGTTTGCTATTAATAAAGTCAACAAAGATAAAAACAGATAACATGGCTAAAAAAGGTTTTAAACTACCACCACCCACACCGTTGAAACAAACAGCAGGCAATAGCTTTTTTACAAATCTACCCATGAGACCTTATGTTTCATCTGGATCGTATGCTAACCCACAAACTTACTTTGGTGAGACTTCATTGGGCGCAGATATTGTTTCTAGTATAGGTAACAAATTTGCTGATTCAATAAACGCAGCTTCTAAATCTAGCGAAGATTCAGATGGTGATGGGTTGGATGTTTCAGGTTCCGATTTAACTATTGATGCTACTGGAAACCAAGAAGGACAAAACACTAACTTGGAAGATTTAAAGCGTGGAGAAGATCCTAAATTAGAGGCTAGAATTATAAAGGCTAAAAATGAAGGTAATCTTAAGAAAGCTGCTAGACTGCAAGGTAAACAAGACAGAAAAACAACTAGACAGGTTGAAGGAGAAAAAAGAATAGGAGTTAGACAAGATGAAAAGCTTGATCGTGTTACAGCGAGACAAGAAGGTTTAACAAAAGATTTTGAAGATAAAAACTTTGCTGGTAGAATGTTATCTTCAATTGGTAATGTATTTAGAGGTCCAACAACTATGAAAGAAGATTCACCGCTAGGCTTTGTTCCTGGCCAACAAATGGGGCAACCTCAAGCTTTTAGCTATGACGTGCCACAACAAGCAAATATGATGGGTACAGCTAAACCTGTATTTAATCAACAAACTATGGGTATGGCAGAAGCTGCTTTTGGTAACCCAACAATGAGACAAGCGTCAATTGGAGCACCGTTCCAATCAAACGCTTTTTACGCAGCGTTAAACGATGCTAAAGAAAAAGGAGCCGAAACTTTTGAAGTTGGTGGTAAAAAATTTGATGTAAAATAAATAACTATGGATCACAATATAAAAAAATTAATTAGTAAACCTGATCTTGATGGTCAAGTAGGAGAAAACGCGGTTTGGTCAGGTCCATTAGATACTAGTGGCTTTCCAATGGCGCCAGGTAGTAGTTCTGGTATTACAGGCATGAAACTTAAAATGGCTAAGTGCAGCTATACGCCAGGACCAATAACTAAAAAAGCTCAAGGTGCCTGAGGTAAATAAAAAAACCTTAAAGTGTAACAAACCTAGAAAAACACCAGGTCACAAAAGCAAATCACATATTGTTAAAGCTTGTGAAAATGGTAAAGAAAAAATAATTAGGTTTGGCCAACAAGGTGTAAGTACTGCCGGTAAGAAGCAAGATAAAAAATCAAAAGCAAGACGTGCTAGCTTTAAAGCGCGTCACGCAAAAAATATTAAAAAAGGTAAAATGTCTGCCGCTTACTGGGCTGACAAAGTAAAATGGTAATTATGGAAAAAGGACACTTTGGCCAGTACTCTGGCAATGCAAGACACTCACGTACACCTGTAACAAAAAAGAATTACAGAGCTTCAGTAGCAGATGATGCTGCACATATTCATTATTTAAAAATGGATGTTATGTATGATGATCATCATGGTCATAGTGATGAGAATATGACTGCAGATGAAAAGCATATATCTAAGCTAGCAGGTGATATGAAGTATGACAAAAAACACCACGGATCACCAGCTAAACAAACAGATGAAAGAGAAGGTGGTAGAGGTACATCAATAACAGAAGGTGTAGATCTTGATGAAACTACTGCTAGTTTGTCTGACATGTATAAAAGAGATGCTAAATTAACAGTGCCAGATTTTCCTAATTTAAGAGAAGACACTAGTGGTAGAATGTTTGTGCAAGGTCAACCAACCGGTAGTAATCCATATATTGGTAGAGGTAGTTTTGTAGAAGGTAGCGTTGGAAGTGTTTATACGCCTGAGCAAATTTCTGCTGGTAGAAAAAAATATGAAGGTTTAAAAGCTAAAAAACAAAAAGCTTTAGATTATTTAGCTAAAAATTAATAGCATGAAATCAAAAGGTTTAGGTGACGACATAGCTAAGTTTACTAAAGCTACTGGTATTAAAAATATAGTAGATAAAGTATCTGAAGGCCTAAACATAAATTGTGGTTGTAATAACCGACAAGAGTGGTTTAACGAAAAATTTCCATATAGACACTAATGGCATTTAAACTAGCACCTCCGTTTCCAATAGACAACACTCCAATATATCAAGTTGATATGGAAGATGGCGTGTTAGGCAAAGCTAACAACAATGGTACTATTATTATAAACGATAAAGTAGGACCAGATAAAATAGATGAAGTTATTGCTCATGAAAAAGTACACATCGCACAAATGAAACGTGGTGATCTTGACTATGATAATAAAAACGTTTATTGGAAAGGTAAAGTAATACCAAGATCAAGTATAAAAGAAGGCGCAAAAGATTTGCCGTGGGAAGCTGAAGCATATAGAAACGCATAATGAAACCATCTAAGAAAGGATATTTAAGAAACAGCCCTGATGTTAACAAGCCAGTAAATAAGATACTAGGTAATAAGATAACAATGAAAGGAGTTGACTTTAAAGTCTTAGGTACTGATGATAGAGGTTACACTAAGATTATGTACCCAGGTTATGATTATACATTTCCTGGCGCTAAACACGTTATAGAAAAACGTTTAAAATAAAATTATGGGATTTAAATTACCAGGAGTTAAAATAAAAACATACGGTGTTAAAGGTGGTTCATCTCCATTTAAACAATCAGTAGATGAAACAAGTGGTGATCCAGTTGATGAAAGGTTCGGTATAAATGTTTCAGATTCTTCTGATGTTATAAACAGAGCTAGTCTACCAACAGCTTATCAAACCAAATTACTAGAGGGTTATTCTGCTATAGGTAAACCTTATCAAAGATATGAAGGTGGAGGTAAATATAAGTTTATAGGCAGTAGACACCCGTACGCTGGACATGGAGCTCCTGATTTACAAGATCCTTTTGATTATGACGCTGAAACCTATGTAGCTCCAGCCGCCGGTTTAGGAGCTGCTAATAGAGCTGCTAGAGAAAGTTCTAATATATATGATATGCTTGAAGAACAGTTTAGACTGTCAAAAGAAAATGAAGATCCTGAAATAGCTAGTAAAGCTATTTTTAATGCCCAAGAAAAGTTTTACAAAGATGTTTATGGTTATGATCCTAAAAAAGAATCTTGGATAACGCCTGCTAAAGATAGATTAAGTTTTGAAGATCCTGTTATTCAAAATACAGCCAAAATGATTGATAACTTCAACAACGCTAGAGTAGCAGCGTTAGAAGATAGAAAAAAAGCACAAGATGCTATGAGATTAAAACTTTTTCCAGGATTAAAAAAGTAAAAAAATAAGTGATAATATTAGTATAACAATTTAATCTAATATTATGAAAAAACTATTTTTAGCACTATTATTTAATTTAATTACATTAACAGCTTTTGGCCAAGATGATTTTTCAGGTTGGTGGGAAAGCAAAACATCTAAATACATTACAATGATTTACGTAGGAGACTACGGTGTATCACAGGTTGTTAACTACAACCCTTTTAATGAAGATGTTATAGAAGAAAGAATAATCAAAAGAAACAAAAATACATTTGTAACGCACTTGTTTAACAAGCGTAATGGTTATTCAGTAAAAGTAAAGTACAAACTAAAAGATAAAAATAACTTAATATGTAAGTTTACTGGTGATTTAAAAAGAACAGTACATCTTACTAGATATAAGTTTGATTTAAATAATAAACTAAAAACATAAAACAATGCCGTATTCACCAATGCAAAAACATTGCATCCAAATGAAAGATCATAAAGGTAAAACTACCGGGCTTATGATGGAAGGTTCTGCAATGCATATGTCAATGCTCCATAAGGAGTCAGACAAACAAGAAAAAGAAAACTTAATGGAAGATATGCCAGTTGATGACAAAGCGTCAGCTATGGAAATGTCTCCTTATAAAATGGGTCATGAAGGATCAGCCGCTGAAATGTCACCTTATAAAATGGGGCATGAGTCACCAGCAGAATTTACTGGTATGAGTGGAGGTTCAGCTTTACATCAGGAAGAAAAAAAAGAAACCAAAAAAGATTCAGTTTCTTCTAAAGAAGACAAAGATCTTAAAATGATGAAAAAGCTACAAAGTCTTAATATAAGTTTTGACTCAGGTAAAGATAAACCAAAAAAGCAAATCAAAAAGCAACTAGAAAAATAATGAAAAAACTTTTAAGTCTTTTAACTGGTGGTTTAATAAAAGACGTAGGTAATGTAATAGATAAACTTACAACTACAGACGAGGAAAGATTAGCTGCTAAACAAAAGATTCAAGAGTTGTTAGAAAAAGCAGATCAAGATGCGCAAACTCAAATTACAGAGCGATGGAAACTTGATATGCAATCAGATTCATTTTTATCAAAGAGTATCCGCCCGCTAGTGTTAATATATCTTACTGTTATATTTACGGCATTAGCATTTTTCGATGGTAACATTGGTGGGTTTAAAGTAGCTGAAGAATATATCCCAATATTTCAATCGCTATTAATTACAGTATACGGCGCTTATTTTGTAGGTCGTACTTGGGAGAAGTCAAAAAAAAGTAAACAAGAATAAAATTAAATTAAATGTCAAAGTCAATTACAGCTGAAGAGCTTAAACAGGTTAAAGATCAACAAACAGAATTAGGTCAAGTAGTAAATCAAATAGGTCAATTAGAAGCAAGCAAGCACGCGTTGCTACACAAGATTGCTGGTATTAATGAAGGTATTGAAGACACTAAAAAGCAATTAGAAGAAAAGTACGGATCTATTAACATTGATTTAGAAACCGGCACTTACACTGAAATCGAAAAAGAAGATGACAGTGATTTAAGTGTTGTTAAATCAGAAGACTAATGAGTACTGTTATAAGAAAAATCAGTATTGGTTCTGATTATAAGAATGATGCTATGCACTACGCGTTAGGCCAACAGGTCTACGGTGGTCATGAGATATCACATATTCTGTTTGAAGACGAAGACGCTTCTTATAACATATTCATAAAGAAAAACAATGAGGTATTGCCATGGAAGAAATTTAATTCTAACATGGCTATATCCGTTGAATATGATTTAGAATATTAATGAAAAGCGTTTTTGATTTTATAGTTGTACCGGACGGAAAAAGGTATAACAATGAAGTTGATATAAATGGCGATAAACTTATAGTTAATTCTAGTATAGAAAACTTTAAGCTTATAAACAGAACAGCAACAGTACTTACTGTGCCAACTGCTTTTGAAACGCCAATACAAGAAGGTGATAAAGTTATTATACACCATAATGTATTTAGAAGATATTATAACCATCAAGGTAAAGAAGTTGATAGTAGTAAAACATTTAATGATAATAGATATTTATGTCAATACGATCAAATATATCTTTACAAACGTATGGTAAAATGGTTACCAGTTCGTGACCATTGTTTTATTATACCAATAAAAAATAATGATACTTGGTCTCAAGAGCCAGAACAAAAGAATAAAGGTATAGTAAAAATAGGTAATAAAACCCTAGAATCACTAGGTATATATGAAGGTGACTTAGTTGGTTTTAAATCAAATAGAGAGTTTGAGTTTATCATAGATAAACAAAGACTATATTGTATGCAATCAAATGATATTTTAGTTAAGTATGAGTTCAAAGGAAACGAGAAGGAATATAATCCGAGCTGGGCAAAAAGCAGTTAACGAGCTTATTAAGGTAGCTGAAGAAAAGATTATCACTAATACTGAAGATGATGTTTCTGCAGATAGACTTAAAAACGCAGCTGCTACTAAAAAGCTAGCTATATTCGATGCTTTTGAAATACTTTCTAGGATAGAGGAAGAAAAAACAATGCTTGAAGATAAACCCGGAGAAACTAAAGAAAAAAGTTTTAAAGGTTTTGCTGAAGGTAGATCAAAGTAATGTACGAGCAGTCTTTAGTAAAAGTAGTAAAAGACCATATAAAGCCTAGTGTTTTAAAGAAAAATAATAGGTACAAAAAATGGGAGTATGGTTATGATGTTGAAAACGATATTATAATTATAAGTAGAGATGGTACTGTGGGTGACGTTATTGAAATACAAAATTTAAAAATAGCTTTGCCTTTAATTCCAGATAACGTTTATAGTTCTTCTGATAAGATAGAAAAGCAGGTTTGGGTTAAAGAAGAATACCCTAAAGCTTTATCTAAAATAAAAAGTGTGTTTGACTGGGAACGTTATCCTTCTAATTTTAAAGAGCAATGGTATGATTACATTGATACAGAGTTTAAAAGACGCGATGAAGGTTTCTGGTTTTACAACAAGGGTGTTCCTACTTATATCACTGGCACTCATTACATGTACTTGCAGTGGTCTAAAATTGACGTTGGCGCAGCCGATTACAGAGAGTCAAATAGACTTTTCTTTATATTCTGGGAAGCTTGCAAAGCCGATCAACGTTGTTATGGAATGTGCTATCTCAAAAACCGACGCTCTGGTTTTTCATTCATGGCATCAGGGGAAACTGTTAACATGGCCACAATATCATCTGATTCACGGTTCGGCATATTGTCCAAATCTGGAGCCGACGCTAAAAAAATGTTCACCGATAAGGTTGTACCAATATCCATTAATTACCCGTTCTTTTTCAAACCAATCCAAGACGGTATGGACAGGCCAAAGACGGAGCTCGCCTATAGAGTACCAGCGTCGAAGCTCACCAGAAGAAAACTTGATCAAGGTGAGGCGCCAGAGGAGATCGATGGTCTTGACACCACGATTGATTGGAAGAACACAGGAGACAACTCGTACGATGGTGAGAAACTCAAACTCCTCGTACACGACGAATCGGGTAAATGGGAGAGGCCGGACAACATCCTCAACAACTGGCGAGTCACAAAGACGACGTTAAGATTAGGTAGTAAAGTTGTAGGTAAATGCATGATGGGATCTACAAGTAACGCTTTAGATAAAGGTGGTGCAAACTTTAAAAAATTATACTATGCTTCAGACGTTACAAAAAGAAACCGCAATGGACAGACTAGCTCAGGATTATATAGTTTGTTCATACCTATGGAATGGAACTACGAAGGATTCATTGATTCTTATGGATTACCTGTATTCGAAACGCCGAAAGACGCGATTAAAGACGCGCAGGGTGATTTAATAACAACAGGTGTTATAGAACATTGGGAAAACGAAGTTGATGGTCTTAAAGATGATCAGGATGGTTTAAATGAATATTATCGCCAGTTTCCTCGAACAGAGAAACACGCGTTTAGAGATGAGGCAAAGTTATCTTTATTTAATCTAACTAAAATATACGAGCAAATAGATTACAATGAAGATATTAAAAATAAAGTTTTAGTTACACAAGGTAATTTTCAGTGGGCTGGTGGTGTAAAAGATACTACAGTTAATTTTTACCCTGAAAAAAACGGTAGGTTTCTTGTTTCTTGGATTCCACCTACAAATTTACAAAATCGTGTAATAATAAAAAATGGAGTTAAATATCCTGGTAACGAACATATTGGTGCTTTTGGTTGTGACTCTTATGATATATCAGGAACTGTAGACAAACAAGGTTCCAAAGGATCTTTACACGGGCTAACTAAGTTTAGTATGGAAGATGCTCCGTTTAATATGTTTTTTTTAGAATACATATCAAGACCACCAACAGCAGAAATATTCTTTGAAGATGTACTTATGGCGTTACATTTTTATAGTATGCCTATATTAGCAGAGAATAACAAACCAAGACTACTGTACTACTTAAAGCGTAGAGGTTATAGAAAATTTTCTATAAATAGACCTGATAAACTTTACAACAAGCTTTCAGTTGCAGAAAGAGAAATAGGTGGAATACCTAATTCATCAGAAGATATTAAGCAAGCACACGCTGCTGCTATTGAGTCTTACATAGAAGATTATGTAGGATTAAAAGAAAATGAATATGGAAATATGTATTTTCAAAGAACGCTAGAAGATTGGGCTAAGTTTAATATAAACAATAGAACGAAGTTTGATGCGACAATAAGTTCTGGTTTAGCTATAATGGCTTGTAATAAAAACAAATATACTCCAGTTCAGTTGGTACAAAAAGATCCAGTTAGTCTAAGCTTTGGTAAGTACGACAATACAGGTTACACATCAAAAATAATAAAATAGATGATTTACACTAATGTTAATAGTTCATTTCCAAGTCAGGTGGTACCAGACGCAGAAAAGAATACTTTAGACTACGGTTTCCAAGTAGGTAGAGCTATTGAAAATGAATGGTTCAGAGGTGATCGTGGCTTAGGTGCTGGTGGTCGCTTTGGAAACAATTGGCAAGATTTTCATAGATTAAGACTATACGCTAGAGGCGAGCAGTCTGTAGCTAAATACAAAGATGAATTGTCTATTAATGGCGATTTGTCTTATTTAAATTTAGACTGGAAACCAGTTGCAGTGTTATCTAAATTTGTAGATATTGTTGTAAACGGAATGACCGATAAAGGTTATGAAATAAAATCTTTTGCAAGTGATCCTTTTGCTATAAAACAAAGAACTCAATATGTTTTTGACGCCATACAAGATATGGAAAGTAGAAATCAAATCGAGCAATTAAACCAATTAACAGGTCAAAACTTTTATTCTAGTGTAAACCCAGAAGCTTTACCTAAAGACGAAAAAGAACTAGAGCTGTACATGCAATTAAGCTACAAGCAGTCTATTGAAATAGCTGAAGAAGAATTAATTGAAAACGTATTTAATTACAACAAGTATGATGAAGTTAAAAAAAGACTAGCTTACGATTTAGCTGTGTTAGGTATAAGTTGTGTTAAAACAGATTTTAATTTAGCAAACGGTATTACTATTGATTACGTAGATCCTGCTAATTTAGTTTACTCGTACACAGAAGATCCTAACTTTGAAGACATTTATTATGTAGGTGAAGTAAAAAGTGTAAGTTTAGAAGAAGTTAAAAAGCAATTTCCATATTTAACTGATGCTGAGCTCGAAGAGATACAAAAATATCCAGGTGATTCTAACTACACTAGAAACTATTGGGGTCAAGATGATAACTATAATAACGTACAAGTTTTATATTTTGAATACAAAACATATAACAACCAAGTATTTAAAATCAAACAAACAGATCAAGGTTTAGAAAAAGCTTTAGAAAAGCCAGGAGATTTTAATCCACCTGAAAATGAAAACTTTGAAAGAGTACATAGAGCTATAGAGGTATTGTACAGCGGAGCTAAAATACTTGGTCAAGAAAAAATGCTTAAATGGCAATTATCTGAAAATATGACTAGGCCGTATAGTGATCAGACTAAAGTTCAAATGAATTATAGTATATCTGCCCCGAGAATGTACAAAGGTCGTATAGAAAGTTTAGTTAGTAAGTGTATCGGGTTTGCTGATATGATTCAATTGACGCACTTGAAGATACAGCAGGTATTAGCACGCATGGTGCCAGATGGTGTATTTGTAGATGTAGATGGTCTAGCAGAAGTTGATCTTGGTAATGGTACAAATTACAATCCTCAAGAGGCTTTAAACATGTATTTCCAAACTGGTAGTATTGTTGGTAGATCTAAAACTGTAGAGGGTGATTTAAATCCAGGTAAAGTACCTATTCAAGAATTACAAACTTCAAATGGTCAAGCTAAAATAGGTGCACTAGTGCAAACCTATCAGTATTATTTACAAATGATACGTGATGTGACGGGGTTAAACGAAGCTAGAGATGGTAGTCAACCAGATAAAAACGCTTTAGTAGGTTTACAAAAACTTGCAGCTGCTGCATCAAACACCGCTACAAAACACATACTACAGTCTCTTATGTATTTAACTATTAGAGCTGCTGAAAACATAAGTTTACGAGCTTCAGATATGCTAAACTTTCCGCTTACTAAAAATGCTTTAATAAGCTGTATAAACCAATATAATGTTGGTTCTCTTCAGGAAATAGAAAAGCTAAGTATGCACGAGTTTGGTATATTTTTAGAATTAGAACCAGACGAAGAAGAGCAACAAAGATTAGAGCAAAATATACAGATCGCATTACAAGGCGGGCAGATAGGTTTAGAAGATGCTATTGATATTAGGCAAATTAAAAATATTAAGTTGGCTAATCAATATTTAAAACAAAAACAAGCTGAAAGAGCTGAAGAGCAAAAAGCCGCACAGCTTGCAAACATACAAGCTCAAGCTCAAGCAAACGCTCAGCAAGCAGAGCAAGCTGCTTTAAATGAAGTTCAAAAGCAACAAGCGTTAACTGAAAGTAAATTGCAATTAGAAAAAGGTAAATCGCAGTTTGAAATACAAAAACTAGAACGTGAGGCTCAAATAAAACAAATGTTAATGGAGCAAGAGTTTGGTTATAACTTACAATTAGCTCAAGCTAAAGTTAATGCTGAATCGACTCGTGAAAAAGAAATAGAAGATAGAAAAGATAAGCGTGCTAGAATTATAGGCACACAACAATCTGAAATGATTTCGCAGAGACAAAACGATGAATTACCAAAAGATTTTGAGTCGTCTGGTAATGATACGCTTGGAGGATTTGGACTTGAACAGTTTGAACCTCGTTAAAAAACTTTTAATTATTTAATTATATTATATTATGTCAGAACAAGTAAAGCAGGAAGGTGAGTTTAAATTACAAGCCAAACCTAAAAAACCTAAAAATTTAGGTAAAAAAGAAGAGGTAA